AAGATATAACTGTAAAAGTTGCTGATACTGAATCAGGATTGAGTGGTGCTGATGAATTAAATCTAAAAGACATAACTGTTAGTTGGGATGCAGGAACTATCCTTGACTTTGTATTAGGACAATATACTCCAAAAGACATCTTTAATGGTGCTTTTGCTTTAGAAGGAAGTTTTACTAAGAATTATATTGATGACACTTTTAAGAGTTTATATCAAAATGATACTTCAAAGTATATGAGAATAACTATTGAAGGGACTGAAGATTTAGGAGGTGGAAATTATCCTAAAATTCAAATTACTTTGAATAAAGTAATGGTAACTGATTGGGATAAAAGTGATGATAATGATGAACCTGTTACTGAGGAAATAAGTTTTAAAGCATTCAGAAATAGTTCAGATGATGAACAAAGTGAAGTGGTTATTCAAAATGTTACAGAGGAATACGATATAGCTCCTACAGTATAAATTAATCTTTAAAAAAAGATGACTAAGAGAAAAACAAAAACAATTAAAGTTGTTGATATTGAAGATAAAGAATACAAAGTTGAAGTTAAGAAGAACTTGACTTGGGGAGAATCACAAGATATTCAAGATATGATTGTGGGAGGGGCGCAGGTTGATAAATCTGGATTAAAAGGATTTGATACTTCAGTGCTTAGAAAATCTAAATATAAAGCATTAGAAATTTGTATTGCAGAAATTAAAGATAGTAATGGAAAAGAAATAGATTTTTCTAAGAATTGGGTTGATAATTTAAAAGCAGAGAGTGGAGAAAAGTTATATAGTTCCGTAGATGAGATAGCAAGTCCTGAAAAAAAAAGCTGAATGAGCACGATTTAAAGAGACAGATAGAAGGGAAAAAAGACCCGAAGGATATTGTAATAATGGAAACATTTTCTAAAGAGTATGGATGGACACCGAAAGAAATTAGAGAGCAATCAGTAGAGGATTTAATTCAGTATTTTCAGATAATGAGATTAAGAAAGAATATAGAAAATAAGAAAATTAAAAAAATGAAAAATAATGCCTAAGAGGAATCTACAAATAGTTGCCACTTTTAAAGATAAAGCGAGTAAGCAACTAAATGGATTACAAGGAAAGATTAAAAATAATCAGGCTACTTTTAGAAAAATGGCTGCCGCAGGAACGGCTGCTTTTGGTGGTATTTCCGCAGGGGCTAAAATTGCATTAGATGAAGCAGGGAAAGCCGAAGGTGCGATGAATAAATTTAATACAGTTTTTGGAGAAAATAGAGAAGAAATGAATAAGTGGCTTGGTGAAGTTCGAGAAGGAATGCCTATGGCAGAGCATAAAATTGCAAGAATGACAGCAGGGGTTGGAGATTTATTGAAACCGATGGGAATTGCCGAAGAGGAAGCTGCAGCATTAAGTAGGCAATCAGTAGAGTTGGCAGATAAGGTTGCAGCTTTTAATGATGTTAATCCTAAAGAGGTATTAGAGGCAATGGAGTCGGGATTTTCTGGAATGAGTAGGCCATTAAGAAGGTTTGGAATTGATGCTAGGGAAACTTCCTTAGAAGCGAAAGCATTAGAGGAGGGATTATTAGAAGCAGGGCAAGGGTTTAGTGATTTAGAGCCACAAGTAAAACAACAAGTAAGAGCTCAGGCCTTAATGGCACAAATGATGGACCAGTCGAAAGATGCTATTGATGGATATGAAAAGAATCAGGATTCTTATATTAGAAAGAAACAAGAGATGACGGCACAGACTAAAGAATTAAAAGCTAGCATTGGAAATGTTTTAATTCCTGCAATCTCAAATTTATTAGAAAAGATTAATCCTGTAATCGATAGGGTTGTTAGTTGGATTGAAAAGAATCCAGAATTAACTAAAAAGATTTTAATAGCGGCAGCAGCAATATCAGGTTTAGTTGCTGTGCTTGGAATTGTGGGAATGATTTTACCTGCAATAATTACAGGAGTTAGTGCTTTAGGGACTGTGTTAGGAGTTATTCTTGGCCCGATTGGATTGGCAATTCTTGCAATTGCTTCAATAGGAACTGCACTTTATCTTTTAATTACTAGGTGGGAGGAAGTTAAAGAAACAACGAAAGTAATGATGGACTTAATTAAAACGATAATAAAAGAAAAAGTAATGAAAGTTAAGAAAGTTTGGCACGATGTTTGGACAGGAATTAAAGATTTTGTAATGGGTTTATGGGATGATATTGTTGGAAAAGTTAAGAGGAGCATTGATTGGATTAAAGGAAAAGTTGAAACAGTTAAAAATTTACCTGGCAATGCTATTGATAAAACACAAGGTGCTATTGGTGGTGCTTGGGGAAGTGTAAAAGGTGCTGTTGGATTTGCTACAGGAGGAATTGTAAAGAAACCTACCTTAGGAATTGTAGGAGAAGAGCAACCTGAAGCAGTTATTCCATTAAATAAAGCAGGAGCATTAGGAGGAATGACAATAAATATTAATCGTCCTGTTTATGGGATGGATAATAAAGATGTTGCTGAACAATTAGCTAATTTAATAACTCAGCAAATAAGAGGAGAATATAAATTCTGATGTCAATAACAGTAAAAATAAACACAACTGATATAAGTTCTGAGATTAAGTATAATTCCTTAAGCGTTACAAGGAATTTGGGACAAAGTGGAGGTCACCGTTGTCGGTTTGAGATAGTTGGGGCTTCCTCAATTAGTAAACCTCAAATTGATGATGAGATTATAGTTCAAGAAGATGGAAATAATCTTTTTGGAGGGAACATTGAAAATGTAAATGAAATCATTACTAGTGGAGGGAGATATAGATATGATGTGGAGGCAATTGGTTATTCACTTCAAATGAATAAGAGATTAGTTAATGAAACTTATTCGAGTGAAACGGTTAATAATATTATTGATGATTTAGTTACTAATTATTTTTCAAGTTTTAGTACAACTAATGTAGATTGTACTACAACAATAAATTCAATTGAGTTTAATTATAAGAGAGGGGCAGAATGCATTACTAAATTAGCGAATCAAGTGAACTATGATTGGTATGTTGATGCCGATAAAGATATTCATTTTTTTGAGAGGGGGAGTATATCAAGCCCTTGGGATTTAACTGATTCAGGTGGTAATTATTTTTATGATACTTTACAGATTAAAGAGAACTATAATGATATAAAAAACTATGTAATAGTAGAAGGGAAAAAACCTGACACAGCAACTCCTTTTACAGTTACAGATAGTGATTCAACTTCAATTAGTAATTATGGGAGGCACGAATTTTATAAAAAGGACCATTCTATTAGTACGGAAAGTGAGGCAAATCAATTTGCAAGTAGTTTTATTGAGGCTTGGAAAAACCCGAGCAAAGAAGGAAAATTTATAACTAAGAAAACAGGATTAGAAGTAGGAGACGAAATTAATATTAGTTCTACTAATAGAGGAATAAGCGAAAATTTTATTATTTGTAAGATTCAAAGTAAGCCGAATACTCCAAATGAATTTCATCATAATATTTCTTTTAAAAAACAAAGAGTTTTAGATTATTATACTTCTAGGGTAAATGAAAAAGAGGAGATTGATAATACTAAAAATAGTGTAGATAAACACCTTGAGAGCGACCCGATTGACCATAAGGATAATTCAATTACTGCTGATGCGATTAAAACTGATGAAATAAGTATTGGAACTTGGAGTGGAGATGCTGATGATATTACTGAAGGGGCTTCTAATAAGTTTGCAGCTGAAAGTGGTGCTGATATTACGGGGAATCATACAGCAGATAATACTAATAATGTAGGAAGCGAAACGGCTTCGAATGTGGAGAGTGGGGTGGAAAGAGCAAGAAATGGTTTAAGTAGTAGTTATAAGATTACGAAAGGGTTTGTGGAAAGTGATTTAAGTAGTATATCAGCCCCAAGCACAGGAGTTAAAATTGATTCGGGAGGAATATACGGATATAAATCTGGGAGTAGCACTTTTTATATAAATAGTTCAGGAGATGCTTATTTTGGTGGCACATTAGGGGCAGATACTGTAGATACAAATCAATTAGTTGCTGATGCTATTACTGCTGATAAGATTCAAAATGATGCTGGAACAATAGTTTTAGAAAGTGAAGGAGGAGTTACTTTTAAAATGCCAGCTAGTACAGGAAGTAATAGTAATGCAGGATTAATCATTGAAGATTCTGGTGGAACTTCAAGATTGAAGATGAATGATAATGCTTTTGTTGCTTCTTATGAAAGGGCTTTTGCAGCAGCATCTAATACGACAGGAGATTTCGGAAGTGATTGGTTTATGATGTATTGTGACTATGATTCTGTTGCAGGAAACAATGTTGGAACTTTAGAACTACCTAATACTAATGGATTTTTATTAAAACAAAGTGGAGGGGGAATGATAATGAGAGGAGATGGCTATATTGAGGAATTAAAAGTCAATGATGGTTTTAAATTAGATACAGAGAATAGAAGTTCATCATCTACTAGGCCACTTTATTTAACTGAAATTGGAAGTGATTATTGTAAAGCAGAATGCAGGATGGATATAATGCCTGATGGTTTTGGGCAAGGACAATTAGGATACAGCGATGCGGCTTGGGAAAATGTTAGAACAAAAGCAATTCGTTTTTATGAAGCATCAGACAACATTAATGGAGGAGAGCCTGATGTGGAGGGAGATTTAATTCCTGTACAATATGGAAGTAACAGTTCTTGGTATGAGTTAGGGCAATCGACATCTGGGAATTATTGGTATTCACTTTATGTAAATAAACTATATTATAAATCTGATGAAGGGTCTTTTGAAGAACACGAAGATATTGAGATGATGAAAAATATTAAAGAAAAAGATAGTGTTTTAGAAATAAAAAATAAAAAGACAGGGAAAAAAGAAAAGAAACAAAGAAAAGTGTGGGATAAAAAAACTTATCCTAATGAAGTTTTAGGAGAAAATGGATTTACTAAAGGGAATGAAATGTTTGGTTTTTTAATAGGAACGTTTAAACAATTAATCGAAAAGGTTGAAAAGTTAGAAGATGAAATTGAATCACTTAAATAAAATGGAAATTAATATAAAAGAGGAGAAAGAAAAAACAGAAAAAAGGATAAATGAATTAGGAGAAAAGTTACAAGACCTTAGGTCGGAGGAAAATAAAATAAGAACCCAAATTATTGAGTTGAGGGGGTTGCTTAAATTTTTTAAAAGGGAGGATGAATAAAATAGATAAAGAATTTTTAAATAAAGTAATTCCTACGGTTGTTGCCATAATTGGAATTGTTGTTATAGAACGACAGGCATTAATTGTGGGAATAAATGGAAAGATGTTGGCTTTATGTTATGGAATAATAGGAGGACTTGGAGGATATACTTTTAAAGAGATAAAAGATAAAGTTGTAAAAAATTAGTTCTTTACAATAAAATAAGGAGGTGAGAAAAATGATTAGAGCAGAGGTTATTTTAATTGACTTTGATGGAGTTTTAAGTAAAGGAGAATGTTGGACACCAGAAGGATGTTTAAAAGCAGAACCTATCCAAAAAAATATTAATAAGGTGAATAAACTACACGAAGAAAACTTTATTGTAATTTGGACTGCTAGGAAGGACCATCTAATCCCAGCATCTCTTAAGTGGTTAAGAGTTCACGGAGTAGAGTTTGATGCTATAAGTAATAAGAAGCCTGGGGCAAGTTATTATATTGATGACAAGGCAACTGACTTTGATATTTTATTAGAAAGGGGGAAATAAAAGTGAGTAGCCATAAAGAATCGGAGCATCACGTAATCCCAAAAAGTAGAGGAGGGAAAAGAACTTGTATTCTCCCAGAGAATTTTCACGAGGCTTGGCATCAAATATTCTCGAATATGACACCACAAGAGATTTGCAAATTTGTTAAAATAATTCAAGCGCAAATGATTAACAAGAACGAAATAACTTGGAGCGATATTAATGCTCTAAGAAATAAACTGAAAGGAGGCTAATTAAATGTTATATTTCGTTAGGAAGAAGGTGATAAATGTATACGTTTACAGGATGGATGGCAAAAATTATAGGATAACTGAGGAAATGCATTATCAGTTTAATAAGAAACACTATATTTTAAAAAAATTTAAGATGGAAAGACTAGAATCCTTAAAAGGAGGGGAAGAAAATGACTAAAAGAAAATATAATTATCTTGATTTAGACAATGATAATTATGAGTGTGGATATTGTGGAAAGGAATATACTTCAACTAGTGGAGTAAGAGGACATATTAAAAGAGAGCATTTAAGTATAGGAGATAAGAATAAAAAAACGAAGCCAGAGATTAAAATAGAAAGAATAGAAAAAAAAGAAATTCCGAAGGAAGATAAACTAGATGAGATGTATGATGCAGTAAAAGAATTCAATAAATCTTTACAAAAACTAGATGAAAGTAATAGAAATATAAGTTTTAATATTGAAGGAGACTTTATTGCAGTGCTTGTTATTTCTGATTTACACTATGGAAATGAAAACGTAGAAATGGAATATGTAGAAAGATTAATCAATTTTGTTAAAAAATACCCTAGAGCATATTGTATTTTAAATGGAGATATCATAGACAATTGGGTAAAACTAGCTCCTAATGGAGGAATATACGAGCAAACAATCAAGCCAGAATATCAGACAGAAATAATGGTTCATAAATTAGAGCCGATAAAAGATAAGATATTAGGAATAGTAATGGGGAATCACGAAGGAAGGAGTCAGAAGCAAGGAGAGAAAAACCCTACAAAAACAATGGCTCAAAAATTTAACGTACCCTATTTAGGGCCAGGAGGAAGGATTAATCTAACAATAAATGGAATAGAGTATAGGTTGCATATTAGGCACAGATTTAGATATGAATCTAGTTTTAATCCTTGCCACTCTTGTGGAAGATTAATTGAGCAATTAGATTCGGAAGCAGATATTGTAGGAATTGGTCATAAACACGACCCAGCCGTTGAGGTAAGATATAAAGCAGGTAAGCAGAGAAGTTTTATGAGATTTGGTTCTGCTATGCCGTCAACTAAATACTCAGATTATTTAGGGTATGGAAAAACACCACTTGTTGCACCAACAGTTTTATTATCAGGAGATAAGAAAATGCACCACCCATTTATAGATTTAGATATAGTAAAAATTTATATAAGAAAGGAAGGATAATTTATGGCTAAATGTTATCGTTGTGGAACTAAAATGAAAAGAAAAGATGGATTTTTTTGTGCTAGATGTAAGGAATACTTAATAAAACACAAAGTATATAAACAAGCATTAGATTCAATATTAAATGAGATAGGTTCTAATCAAAAAGGAAGTGAATCAAAAGAAAAAGGAGGGTAGAGCAAAAGCTCTCCCTCCCCTTTAAAAAAAGACCCCCGTCCGTTCTACAGAGCTATCAACTCCAAATCTGGACATACGGGGGAAGAAATATTTTCGTTTTAAAAGAAGGACACCCTTCTTATACAAGGAGACGTTAGTTTTGTCAACTTGTTACACTATAATAATACAAAAAAGAAAAAAGTCAACTAAATTAAATAAAAAAATGAAATTTTATAAAAAGAAAAAACCTTTAGGACTGATAGGACAAGACCCTGATGACCCAAGGGATTTTAAATTGTCCGAGCTACAACCTGAATCAGTTGAGTTACCTCAGACATTTGATTTAAGAAGTAAGATGTCCGAAGTGTCCGACCAGAACTATGGAAGTTGTACTGCGCACGGAGCAACAAGTGTTAAAGAATTT